GGGTGTTCTGCACGATAGCTGGCAACGCCTTTGGCATTGAGTCCACCATTCTTGTTCTTGCCGGCTTTGCGATGCCAAGCCGCGGATTCGTCTAGCAATTCATGGTCATCCACAGATTCAACATCTTCCCAGATCTGTTCTGCGTCCACCCCGTGGTGTTGGGCCCAGGCTTCAACCATGGCTTCAATCTGATCAAACTGTTCTTCCACACTTTTGTTGGGCTTGCAATTACGTACCTGTCCACCATTTTTGCCTTTTTTAGTGCCTTCGGCATGTTTGCCGGGCCAGCAACGAGTATAGCCGTTGGCATCTTTAGCACCTTTGCGGATTTCATTGATGTTGCCGTGTGTTTGGCACATGCCACAGTCTTCACACACCATTTCCATTACTGCGTCTTCAACACTTTCGTTGTGCTTTTTCTTGCCGGCACAATGTGCTCGCTGACTGAAGCCCTTAGGATGTGAACAGTTGATACTGTTCTTGTATTTTTGACTCCATGACTCTGTCAAAATTTCATTAATTTTCATCGGTTATCCTGTTACCCAGGTAATTGGCATATTGCCTTCTATGTTATTTATTAACTGTTTTTCCAAATCTTCCATTTCGGCTTGTGCCTCAGTTTTTAAAGCATCGCCATTTAAACTTGCACCCCCTTGTGGGCCAGCAATTTGATTGAACTTGCTACGTGCTTCGCCCAAGATGCGTTTGGCAAACGAGTATGCATACTCTTGCAACCAAGGAAATGCGTAGGGATCGTTGAACAGCATTTGATCGGGCTTTTTGTTGTAGATCCATAGCAAACAACTTTCGGCAATGGCATCTACCACATTGCTGTATACCTGAGTTTTACTCAGATTCCATCCGTCCACTGTGGTATGTGTTATGGTGTTGGTGGTTGTGACCTGCACCATCAAATGATCGCCCGACACATACTTGACTGTGTACATGCCGTTGTACTCCTTGTAGGGGCAGTTGTTGATGACCATGGTATCATTGACATTTACGTAATAGGGCTGACTTGTGGTCAGTGTAATGGTATCGCCTGCCGCGGTCAAGGAGTGCAATCGTGCATACGTGTGCCCTGCATCGGGAATCTTACGCACCAAGGTTAACTTTTTAGTTACAGGATTGAATGTGTACATGATGTGTCCACCAAACATGGTCATGGCCAACTTTTGATAGTCCACAAACAATTCATAGTTGACCAGTCCGCCCACACGGCCTGCAACCAACATGTAGGTATTCAAATAACCTGATGCAAATGGCTCAAATTGGCTGGCTGTGGTGCCTGTTACACTTCCAATGCCCCTGCGGAACACTTGACGAACTGCCTGTATTTCATCGGGCAAAATGTATTCTTGTGTTTCTGGCAATAGGTCCAAGAAAGCATAACTTTCTTCCACTGCATTGGCACTACGCTGGCGATATTTGATCAAGGCCTGCTTGATGGCCATTTCGTAGTGTTCCTTTTCCAACTCAACGTCTACAATGCCATCGCCCAGGCGCATGCGGATATAGTCAGTTATTTCTGCATGCTTGGAGTTTGCGCTGTCGTACAGCGACGGATTGTATGCTATAGGGCCCGGGCCTGCAAGGCTCTGGGTTTGCATACTGCCCTGGCCGGTTAGGCCCGGTTTGATTGTTACGCTCATAAGAAATCCCGTTTACAGTATTTAGCCGTAAACGGGATTAGAGTTTATTGTATTCTTAGCAGTACAACGTCTACATTGATGCGCCCTGTCAACAGCGTTTCTGTTGCACGGATATCGTCTAAGAACTTGCGTAACTGCACTTTGCCTGCTTTGGCAAACTCTTTGAGTTTTTCCTCGGGCTTGCGCAGAGTTTTGCTGGTGCTCTTCTGCTCATCAAAGTTGATGATTGTGGTGCCTTTGACACTCAACGTCTGATATGCGGCTGCCACATACTTGCCCAACTTGCGTGTTTTGGTATTGTATACCCATAGTTCGCTGGCACCCAGGATATCGGCAGGGTTGATGCTGACAATCTTTAATGCTGTGTCGGTTTTTGCGTACTTGAGCTTGGCAATTAGTTTTTCTTTGCTGGGTGCTTTTTTGATACGAGCTTTTTTGGTGGCTTTTTTAACACCGCGATACTGTTCCACTGCTGACAACAAGTTGTCAATCCACCCAATCATGCGTCGAAAGTCGGCGGCTTTGAAATTCTTGTAGCCTTCTGTGACCTGTTCATCTTGTTTGCTTTGAGCCAGTTCGAGTTCGGCTCGGCGTTTGCTGTACAGACTTTCATATTTGCCCAATTGGCTTTGTACCACATTGTTGGCCACAAGGAAATCGTACGGTTTGAAGTCAACTCGGTTGTTTAGGTGTACTTCATCATATACGCCCTCCAGTTCGCCAATGATTTCACTGGTACGTTCGTTTAAACGATCTTGAATAGTTGGACGATACACTTCCACCTGATCTGTTTTGACTTCAACTTCTTCGGGTTCTGCCAATTCAATGCTTTTGGCAATGGCTTCTTTTAAGAAATCTGTATGGCGGGCTTTCAGGGGCATGCCTTGACGATGTGCCATTACTAAACTACAGGCTGTCATGCTCATGCTACGGTCTGAACTGCGAATAAAAGCACTGATGTCTCGTTTGGTAAATGCTGTGGTTTGCTTTTGCATCCATTCTACCACATGCTTTTTGCAGTCCTTTTGTGTGTAGTGATAGTTGTAATAGTAAAAACTACGGCGCAGATGATGATCAAAATCTGCATCAGTGAATCCCAATGCACGTTCAGTGTCCCATACTGGCTCACCGCCGGTGTACTTTTCGTCAGCAAAGGCAATTCGTTGCGCCCTTGGTGCTTTTGTCTTGATCTTGATGCCTGCTACTGTAGCCATTACTTTCGCTCCTTTTTAACACGGCCAATGCGGCCGGCTTTGTTCCAATCATATGCAATCCCATCGGGGCATACACCGTTTTCAACAGAATCCACTCCAAACAGACCCACGATCTCAAATCCGTTGCCTGTGATGGTGACGAACTCGTTCAATGCTCGAGCCCGAGCCATTGCTAGATCCAATGTGTCAAATTGTTGTTCTTGGGTTTTTGTTATTAACTTATACATACACCTAGTATAGCAAATCAACCATTTGGTGTCAATTAGTACATTAGTGCGGCCATCATAGTCCACTGCTCAAATGTGGTCACAGCCTCCACAAATCGGGCTTGTAATTCTGTGTACTTTTGTGTTAATTTATCTCTGCGCCGACAATGGACCATTTCTTTGTCCATTTCTGTGTAAATTTCCTTGCAATTCTTGTAAAACTTGTGCAAGGTACTGCGGGCCCGCATGTCTTTGGTCTGCGCAACAGATGCCAACAGTTGCTCTAGTCTAGCGATGTGTGCTTCGTGCTGTTGTTGCATAAGAGTCCATTGTACGATAAAAGCCAATAGCTGTCAAACCCATAAATATACAATAAGGAATGGACCATGGCTCGCTTATCACTTTGGAAAGACGGACGACACTCAAACGATTACAAGTTCTTTGATCGTAGGATCAGTGAGATGTTTACCATGGGCGGCACTGGCATTATCGTACACAAATATTTAGGTACGCAGACCCAAAACAATACTGGGGATTTAACTCAACCAACCTACGCCAACCAAAGTGAAAAAAATATCCAAGACCTGCTGTTTGTAGAAAACCGCGATCGCAAGTACGAAAAAGACGTTTATAAAATGCGTGGCATTTATACCCGTGCTGATCAAGATTTTGATTTGAGTCAATTTGGCTTGTTCTTACAAACCGGTACCCTGTTCATGACATTTCACATCAACGACATGATGGACATAATAGGTCGTAGACTCATGGCCGGTGATGTGCTGGAACTGGAACATCTCAAAGATTATACTGCACTGGATCAAGATGTGCCTGCCGCACTCAAGCGTTATTATGTTGTGGCTGATGCCAGCTTGGCCGCAGAAGGTTTCACTCCAACTTGGTGGCCTCACCTGTGGCGTTGTAAGATCAATCCGCTGGTTGATGGGCAAGAATACAAAGACATTTTAAATCAAATTGTGGCGGGTACTGCTGATACCAAAACCAGTGAGTTGCTCAGCAGTTACAACAAGTACCTTGACATAAATCAAGCAGTAGTGGCACAGGCTGAAGTGGATGTGCCCAAATCTGGTTACGATACCAGTACATTCTACGTTCCTCCAGCGTATGTTGGAGAAACAGCAGACGATACCAAATCAGTTGATAGCCCTATTATTACCGCCGACGACAGCACCGTAAGTGCCCCAGAGAAAATTCAAGGATACCTAGTAGGCGATGGCCTGGCGCCCGATGGCATGCCTTGCGGAAGCGGCATTGAATTTCCATCGCATCACAGTCAAGGCGATTATTTCTTGCGTACAGATTACTTGCCCAACCGACTGTTTAGATTCAGTGGCAAGCGTTGGATCTCGGTTGAACAAGTGGTACGTGCCAACTTAACAGCCGGACCGGACAACGGTACCCTACGCAGTAGTTTTGTCAACAACACCAACTCATACACCAATGCAGAAGGTGACACAGTAAAAGAGCGTCAATCACTGAGCCGGGCTTTCAAAATACAGGCAGATAACCAATGAGTCAGCAATTTTTTTACGACAGTCAAATACGTAGATTCCTTACACAGTTTATTAGAATAGTGTCTGGTTTCCAAGTTGAGTTTGGGCAAAACGCCAATGGTGCAAGACCTTTGCAACAAGTGCCGGTGTTGTATGGTGATCCCAGTAGACAAGCGGCACAAATCTTAAAAAACAACAGTGAGAACACATTGAACTCTGTGCCGGCCATGAGTGTGTACATCAGCGCATTGGATTTTGATCGCGATCGTATGCAAGATCCATCGTTTGTGGGCACCATGAACATACGCCAACGTCAATACGATCCAACAACAGGTAATTATCTAAGTACACCCGGAGATGCGTACACCATCGAGCGATTGATGCCGGTGCCTTACAAATTGACTTTGAAATTGGACATTTGGACCAGCAACACCGAACAAAAATTGCAATTGATTGAACAGTTGGCTCAACTGTTCAACCCCAGCCTTGATGTACAAAGCACCGACAACTATGTTGACTGGGGCAGTTTGACACAGGTTGAACTCAAAAGCACCGTATGGGACAGCAGGTCCATACCCGCCAATGCAGAGGAAAGTATCAGTATTGCCACCATGCAGTTCGAAATGCCAATCTGGCTCAGCAGTCCTGCCAAGGTCAAACGACTGGGTGTTGTTACCAATGTTGTCAACAATGTGTATGACCCCAACGGGATGATCACCGATGATATTTTTGCCGAAGCAGATCTACTGCTTAGAAAAACAGTGGTACTACGCAACTACAACTTGTTGTACATTGGCAATACACTGAGATTATTAAAACAAAATCAATTGAATGCCAACAATCCAATACCAACATATGATGATTGGGCACAAGTAAAAAACACCTACGGACAGATACGCAACGGTATTAGTGAAGTTAGATTGCGTCATGCCAGTGGCATTAGCGAAATTGTGGGAACCATTGCGGCTCACCCAACAGATGCCACTGTGATGTTGTTCAATCCGCACATCGACACGCTGCCGGCCAACACACTGACTCCGGTAAATGCCATTATAGATCCACGCACAGTCAATGTTGATCAAACGCACCTGTTGAATCCTGCGAGTGGCACCAGATACATCATCACCAACAGCATTGGTTCCCACGACAATCAAGAAGCGGCCATTGCTTGGAAACAGGAACACCCAGAATTTATTGCACAGGCCAACGACATTATCCAGTATGATGGTTTTCAGTGGCATGTGGAGTCAGCGGCGGCCAATTTCGGTAATGTTGAGTTTGTAAGTAACCTGACAACTAATGTACAATACAAGTGGGACGTGGAAGAATCCTCTTGGACCAAGAGCGTAGAAGGCATTTACTATCCCAACGACTGGAGTCTTGTAATTTGATAGCGTCAAGTACGGGTGCATTGATTTATTGCATCCAAACACATCGATATTTGTTTTTGCTTAGAAATGGTACTCGTCACTCGGGCAGATGGGGCATTGTGGGTGGCAAAGTAGAAACAGGTGAATCTGTAATACAGGCACTGAATCGCGAAATACAAGAAGAGCTAGGCGGTGAAATCAAAAACGCCAAAATCATTCCCATAGAACAATATACCAGCGATGATGCTAAATTTGTGTTTCACACCTATTTGATCAGTGTGGATGAAGAGTTTATTCCGGTGTTGAACAACGAGCATAGAGGTTACTGCTGGGTACCTCTAGCCGATCATCCGCGTCCGTTGCATCCTGGTGTATGGCGTAGTTTTAAATTTGCCGCCATAGTGGACAAGTTACAAACTATGGAAACTGTGTTATCCGATGTCGGCTTCGAGCACAAAAGCTCTAAAGTCAATTTGTCTTAGGTTCACACAGTTTTTCCAACCCTCTGGCATGTAGAAAGACTCTGTGGGCATGACTCGTACAAAGTCCACATCTGGATACAGATCAAATACCTTGGCCAGTGTTTTTTCGTAGAATGCATCACCGAGACCGTCTTGGCGACCATCGAATCCCATCAAAAACACTTTGGTATGACCATCAAATGCAGCCAAGTAGGTTGCTATGGCACCTGAATTCCAAGCAGGGTCTTGCGGTATTAGATAAAACTTACCAGGATAGTCCACAATGGGATTGGCATG